CTCGGGTACTATCGGGTCAGTACAAACCAGTGCACTACCAGAAATATAAAGGCGACCCTCGCAGGATCTTTTACAGGTCATCCTGGGAGTTAGGATTTATGAAGTACTGTGATAACAATGAGCACATTCTAGAGTGGGGGAGTGAGGAGATAGTTATTCCTTACCGTTGCCCTACTGATGGCAGAGTTCACAGATACTATCCAGACTTTTACGTGAAGTTGAGGGATAAAGATAACGTACTTAAGAAGTATATCATAGAAATCAAACCTCGTAAACAAACAGAACCTCCTAAGAAACCGTCAAGGCAAACGAAGAAGTATCTGGCTGAGGTAAATACCTTTATGAAGAACACTGCCAAGTGGAAGGCAGCGAAGAACTATTGTGATGATAGACGAATGGAATTCCTTATCCTAACGGAGCACGAACTTGGAATCAGTTTTTGAGAAACTAGAAACAGCACAAGGTGGTGAGAAAAAGACACCATCCTGGTGGCGTAATGCTGCCAAGGTAGCTATGCGTTCTACTATATCAGAAACAAATAAGCAAGAGATCATTCAGCGAGAGAGATCTAATACAGACGATGGCAATGGTGTCAGGTACACACCCAGACAGGGTACCTTAATACTGTTTGAGTATGATGCAAAGACAACCAAAGAAAAATTACAATACTATGATCGGATGCCACTCTGTGTGGTGCTCGATGTAAATGTGGATGAGATGGTGGCGGCAAACCTACACTATGTCAGCCCAAAGAAGCGATTAAAAACTATCGAGCAACTATCCAAGGGAAAGATAGATGTGCCTCGCAGAGTCATCCATAAATATAAACGAAGTGATGTACAGAATCGCCTCTATATAGAGATAGCAGAGAGTGATTGGGACTCTGCAATGTATCTTCCATTGGAACAATTTGTGTCAGCTGTAGGAGCTATTGAAGTTCCTGTTACTGCTAAAAAAGTATGGTTAAAATATGATTTGTTAACCAAGTATAGATTCCGAGCGAAACGAAAAGTTCAATGAGCTTCTTCTCAAACCTTACTAGTGGTCTGAATCAACCTTCTTCTCTCAGGTTCCCTGTAGATAAGGTGGAAGATTATGATGACTACGTTCAGTTTACAGTTTATAAGTATCAACCTCCGTATCGTAAAGCCAAGTGCATTGGTTCTACAGGTGGCAGTACTTATGGTGCTCGGTATGAGAACTATGACATCACTGGTTTCGGTGCTGGTTCTGAACTAGAAGGTACAGAATATAAAAAGATGATCCTCTATATGCCTGAGGATATTAGAGATGCACACACAAGATCTTGGGGTGCCAAGCAGGTAAACAACCTGCAGCGTGGTGCTCTCCGTGCTGTTGGTACTGTGTTAGATAATGCAGGCGAAGGCAGTATGTCTACTGGTGGGTTTGCCAACAGAGTCACCGAGACAATGAAGAACATTGTGGGTACTAACCCTGGTGAGCAAGGTAAAGCAGCATTGAAGCAGTTGGCTGTCGAAGCAGCATCAGGTGCTGGTGGTCTTAGCGATCCTAACATTGCTTACGGTGGTTTGCTTGGTCAAATTGCAAACCCAAACCTCGAAGTTATGTTCGATCAGCCTGGACTGAGACAGTTCCAGTTTAATTGGACACTAGTACCAAGAAATGAAAGAGAGTCCAGAGTCATTAAAGAAATGATCTGGCAATTTAAAAAAGCATCTGCTCCCTCGATGATGGCAGACGGATGGTTTATGAAAGTGCCTCACGTATTTAAAATTCAGTACAAGAGAGGCAGCAGTGACAATCACTGGTTAAATAAGATGAAGGCTTGCGCATTGGAATCAATCGCTGTGAGCTACACGGGTGCTGGATCGTGGTCTACATTAGAAGATGGTGCACCCACTGCAGTACAAATGTCTCTGCAGTTCCAGGAGTTGAAGATGGTCATCTCCGAAGACTTTGGCGATTCATTCAGCTATTCTAAACAGACGTACTGATGGCATCTTATTTTTCTTACTTACCAAACATTGAACTTGCTGTCAGACCGATCCAGTTCCCCTGGTCTGAGCAGCAGTATAAAGTTGCGAAGAATATTTTTAGAAGATTCAAGATCAACGACAGTGCTCTTGATACAGCAATGTATTTCAGGAAGCTGACTGTCACTGATGCTGATCGCCCAGATGTTATATCACAGAAGGTGTATGGTACATCTGATTATGACTGGGTGATTCTGATGTCAAACAATGTCATCAACCCATACTTTGACTGGCCAATGTCACAACCAGTCCTAGATGATTACATCAATCAGAAGTATGCTGCACCATATGAAATTAAGCACTACGAGACAAGAGAAGTAAAGAATAGTGCTGGTGCAACAGTCTTACCTGAGGGTCAGATCGTTGATGAAAGTTTTTTCCGTGCACCCTACTGGATTGAATTCAATGAATCTACTGGCGACTTCCCCAAGCCAGATAATGAAACTAACCTCACAGTTCTAAGAAAGATAGAAGTTACTGGTGTAACACTACTGTATTGCAATACAGGTGTGTGTACTCCTAGTGTTACTACTGGTTGGGGATATGAATCAGTACCTACCATAACATTTGCTGCACCGTATGACTCTCTCGGTGATCTCTCGCCAGTAAGAGCAACAGGTACAGCAGTTATGTCTGAAACTGGATACCTGAAGCGCTTTAACATTACATCTCCTGGTGAGAACTACACGTATCCTCCCATTGTTACTTTCGATGGTGGCTTAGCAGAACAATCTGCTACTGCTGTGATCAACTCAGAAGGTCAAGTAACGGAGATTCGTCTCGATGGTACTAAGTTTGATACTACTGTTGCAGATAACATCTACGAGTTTGGTAACGGTACGACCATTGCCTCGAATGGTACGGGGGTGGGAACAACAGGTGGTTTTAACATTGGAGGAACCCACCTCAGATTCGGTGACTCTTCAGGAACCCGTTACGCTACCCTTAACCCCGTAGATATGTCAACGTTTGACACTGTACGTGTCTATGCTGTCCGTGGTAATGGAAGTAACGGTGGCGAAACACCTGACATCAATGGTGTAGAAGATCTTTACCTGAGATATCAGATCACTGACGGTGCACCTGTTGAGGAGAACTGGGTCAACCTAGGTATTGTGATCGAGGCTGTGCCTAACGGAAGTGGTACTGGTGTTCTTACTAACTATGACTTTGTGGTTCCAGCGAACGTAAGAACTCAGGATGTGTACTTCCAGTTGTATCAACCTGGCAATAGTGGATCAAACTATGACCACTATGGTATTACTACAGTCAACTTCATCAACACCACTGCTGAGTATACAGACTCCAACGTATACTTTACAAACAATGCACTCGATACCACAGGTGGTGGGGCTGCTGCAACAGTGGTGTTAGGAAAACGTATTGCAGGTGTAACCATTACAAACGGTGGTTCATACGAAGACGGCAGTCAAATTGGCGTCTCTATTACTGGTGGTAACCCAGATCAGAATGGTTGGATACAAGCAATCCCAACAGAAAGCCCCAACACATTCAACGTTGGAGACGAGGTTACATTCAGCAATGGTGTGATAGCAAACGTCACTGCATATACTGGCAATGATATGACCATTGAAGTTACTACAGGTAATGCACAAAACCCTGTCAGTACTGATATGGTGTTTAGTCGTGGAGCATCCATTGGTGTAGTCAGAAGTGTAGTGTCAACTAATCAGTCTGAACCTACCTACGTTGACAAGCAGAACAATTACTTCAGATACAAACTCAACCGTAGTGAATCTAATACTAGTGGTTGGGAGAAGTTGGTGAGAGATAGTTTCCGTTACAGAGATCCTAATGGTAACGTTGTTACTCTCACTGGATTTAGTATTTCTAAAGCCGTCACATTCCACGATTACGAGACAGCATTAAACGACAAAAAGCGAGAGATATATATCCTCAAAGAGAGGTATCTCTCGCGTTTCATCCAGGAGATGAAGACCCAACTACCGTATAAGAAGTCGGGTGATTACATTAGCAAGACACTCAAGAGGTCTGCTCTGTAACTTCTTCTTCTTTTTTGTTGAACCCAAAGGGTCCTTCTTTTTCTTCTAGTTTCAGTCGCAGTGCAACTGTACCAATAGACTCAAGAATCTTCAGGATGTCTTCAGCCTTGGCACCTTCACCAAGTTCTTTGGCAACGTACCAGTACTTTGGCCAAAAAGTTTCTCCTGCCTTCTCGTAGTCTTCAACGGTCAACAGTTTCATTGTCCGAACCTCCGATCCATACGAAGTTTAATGTAGTACATACCTACGACCCAGAGGGAGAAGAGGAACCCCTCCCCGTAGGACATAGTATTCCAGGCGTGAACTGCGCTATCCATCAGTCTTCCTCAGCAAGGCGAGCGAAGTAGGACAGTTGATCATCATCAGTAGAAGTGCTAGCAGTGATGTCAGGTGCATTGAAGTCGTTAGACGCGCCAGTTGATGCACTAACCACGGGTTCAAACTCCTCGTCATCAACAACGGGAGCAGTGGCGCGAGGCTTGTTGGTGCCAAGGACTTCGCTCAGACGTGCCTGCAGTTCATCATAGGTCTTGAACTGATCAGGAGTAGTAAATGCAGAGAGGCTGTACTCCTTCTTCCAGATACCTTCCAGTTCGTCGTCGTCCTTAGACAGTGCAGACTGACTGTCAAACTCAGACTTGTCGTAGTTCCAGTAACCAGCGACCTTGCAGATCTTCAGTTTGAAGTTAGCACCTTCCCACAGATCGAAGGGGTTGATAGGAGTCTCGTCCTCAAACTCAGGCTGCATTGCTGCAGTGATCTTGTCATAGATCTTCTTACCAAACTTGTAGAGGAAGACCTTACCCTCGTTCTCAGGGTGTGCAGGGTCACGAACCACATAGATGTTGGTGTAGTAAGTGAGCTTACGCTTCTGCTTACGTGCAGTCTCTTTGTCAGCATCGATGCCAGAGTTCCACAGTTTGCGGTTGACTTCACCGACAGGATCCTTCTGATCGATAGTGGTCAAAGAGTTCTCGATGTACCAACCACCAGGACCTTGGAAGGCGTGGGAGTACACCTTTGCCCACGGCATATCTTCGCCGTCAGGAGCAGGGAGGAAGCGAATGACTGCATACCCGTTGCCAGACTTGTCCAGCTCGGGTTTCCAGAATCGTTCATCAGCACCACCTTTGGACTTGTTAATCTTCTCTGCCTCTTGAACGAGTTTTTCAAGAGAGTTGCCAGAGCGGCGCTTGAGATCTGTAAAAGACATTGGATTGTTTCGGATTGAATTGGATTTAGTTTACAGGATCATTATAGCAGATCCTGAAGCCTGCCGACGGACTTGAACCGACGACCTGAGCTTTACAAAAGCCCTGCTCTACCAGCTGAGCTAGGCAGGCGAAGGGAATATCCCCTGCTCGTCAGCAGGGGAGGCTCAAGAGGGTTCCCACCTCTCTCCCGCGTGGGTTGGATTCCGATTCTTTTTTCTCTCGGAGACGCGAGCCAGGATGCATTCCAGTCCCTTACTCCCAAGGCTGGATTTGAACCAGCGACCAATCGATTAACAGTCGATGGCTCTGCCACTGAGCTACTTGGGAATATAAAAGAGCAGTTTTTCTGGTCGTACTCAGGACCGTGGGGTATGTCGCGGGTCTCCCCTTGACTTAGGTATTATAGGCTATGGGTCAGAGATCGTCAAGCGATGTTCCCTTTCCCTTGAAGCGTGCTGTCATCTCTTCGTGCTTGTCATCAAAGCCTTCAGTGATATCTTTCATACGCTTTGCCCAGGAGTCTCCGTACATTCGACTCGCATCGCTGCCCTTGGCAGGATTGACACACTGTTCGTTGCCATACTCATTGCAGACAAGACCTGCGAGATCGAACTCGTTTCCTTCTGCTCCAGTACCTGACCAGTAGTGCTGACCATTAAGCCAAACAGCACCACACTTAGGGCACTCTACTCGGTCCATTTTAAAGACAGGTTCATCTGTCATTGTTAATTTCCTCGGGAGTGATGAATGGAGCTCCTAACTGTTTCTTTAATTTTCGACGCATCCTTTCCATACGGAACTGGATCCACGCATAACGAAGCTGAAGATCAATGTAGGCAAAGAGACGAAGTGTTTCTTCTACTCCTGCTACAGCGACAAGGATAGCCACAAAAGCAACGACTACCCATAGTCCCATAGTAGATGGGTCCATTACAGCACAGAGCTACGAATACCTATTTATTGTATCACTTCGACACAATAATGTCTAGGGAAAAAACGTTAAGATCAGTCTATATCTGCGATCGTACGCTTAAGTGTCTCGATCATCTCATCGATATTCCTAAAGACATCAGTCACAGACACGTCTTTGGGGAAACCAATGGCATCCATAGTCTTGCGAACTTCATTACTCATCATCGCAGCCGTTTCGTCATCATTCTTTGACAATTCCACCCTTGTCCAGAGAATTCTTTGTCTTTCTAAAAGATTCTCAACAATCTCAACGTACTCTTCACGCTCATCTGCTGTCATAGCAGGGAATGCTAGAGTCATCTCTGATAGTTGGTCTTGGAGCTGATTGATTACAGCGACTTCGTTCTGAACAAATTTGGAATCTCTAAATGCCATCAGAATACTAACTTAGCTCGACTTGTCTTTTTAATAAAATTCAAACGTTGTGCGTCGTAACGCAATTTTTCTTTTAGTGGCTTGGAGATGAGTTTGTTTACCCCATCTAACTCAATACCATTCACTTCACAAAAATGAACTACAGCATCGATGTAGTTCATATCATTGTTATCAATCACCAGCTTTTCAATTTCGCCAGCGAATTTTGATGCAGTCATAAATTTTTCTTCTAGTCCATCAGGTTGTTGTGGCATTTGACATCTCGTATTCTTTGATTGCAGCAAGCAACTTTAAGAAGTGTGGTTCTTTCAAAGAGGTCTCAGCTACTTGGCACTCACCATCTTCGCAAGCGATGATAGCAACGAACTTTTTCACTTCCACTTTGTAGTGTTCATAGAACATATAACCGTAGGCACACATCTGGGTAAAGTAATCTTCCAAGATGTATGACTTCTTCGGTGACTTGGATGTCTTAAAATCAATGACCGCTAACTCACCATCGAACTCAGCAATGAGGTCAACCTGACCAGCGATCTTCAATTTATCAGACCAGAGCATAGACTCGATCAAACGTGGTCGGTCTATTCTATCTAGGCTATCTCTAGAAGTACGAAACATCTGCACAGGCAGAGGCGAATCTTTGTGTTCATCCAGATCCAAGATGTTTTTGATGTAGTGTTCAGTAATAGTGTGGTAGTTTGTACCACGCTTAGCAGCACGATTAGATGTACGTGTTGCTTCTGCTTCACCGACACGCTTCCGCCATTTGTTGATGGCTGCTTTCTTCTGTTTACGATTAGAAAGAACGGTAGTAACAGAGGGGTAGTGATTGTCTCCTACGGAGTACAACCGCCGCCCCTCGAAAAGACCACGTTTGAGTGTAACAGAATCTAGAAGTTCAGAATGGTCAAACTTTTTCATTGTAACCTTGGTTGATCTTGGAGACCAGATACGATCTAACAAGACCAGACCTTACGATGTCCTCGATGTTGAATTCAATCTTCGACATCTCGGGCATACCCTCAAGGATTTGCATAAAATCTAGAATGCCAGTGCGTTCTGTGACCTTCTGGAGGTCTGTCTGTGTGGCGTCGCCAGCAAACATAATTTTGCTGTTCTCGCCAACTCTAGTGATTATACTATCAAGTTCGTGAAAATTCAAGTTCTGAAATTCATCAACTATAACAATAGCATTATCAAGAGTCGTACCCCTAAGAAAAGAAGTAGACCAAAAGCTGATAGTTTCTTGACGCTGGAGGTCGTCATAGAGTGTTTCAAATTCCTTATCAGTATACATCGAGAACATATGCTTTACCATATTCTTGTAAGGAATCTGATAAAGGAATGATTTGTCGTCGTGTGTTCCAGGGAGGAAGCCAATCTCTCGTGTAGCGACTAGAGAGCGAACGAGATAAACCTTTTCGTATGGTGAGTCCTCCGAGAGGACTTCTTTCAATGCGTTGTACACCAGGCAGAATGTTTTGCCCGTGCCAGCCGCACCATAGGCAATTAGGTTTTGTCCCTTAGCGTATTCTTCCCAGAGTTTTTCTTGGTTCTCTGTCAGAGGTTCGATGTTCCTCATAAGAGATGTGTTGATCGGCTTAGATCGTTTCATCTGCTTAGTAGAAAGAGTAGTTGGTGACTTCTTCCTTGGCATAAGTGGTGTTGGTTACTTGTAGGGTTTGACGTTAGATCCAGGAACTTGTGAGACTTTCTGGAGGACTTCATTCCAACCTCCGTCAGTTTTATTCCTCCAATCACCAACCTCGCACGCACCAGCTACGCCTTTGGACCAGTCCTTATCCCAGTCGGGATTTTCCTTTCTCCATTCCTCGTAGCTAGCAATGGTAAGGTTTAGTTCTTTTGTCTCACCTGTTTTTGAATTTTTAACTGGATAAATCGGCATAGCTATTTATTTGAGGTCTTTGTAATGGTCCTTGTTCTGTTCCACGTATCCTTTTTCCCAAGGATTTAAGTGTCCTTCTGGTTGATCACTGAGATTGATAGCATTCTTGGAACTAGAACCTTTCATACCTCTTTCGTGTTCGTATGCTTTACGACGTGCATCTTTGTCCTTCTGCATCATTTCATACTGCTGTTCTTCTTCAGCATCAGAGGTGGGATGAGAGACATCGATCTTGTCGTACTTGAAATCAGTAGCACTACCTTCACCTAACATCTTAGGTGCGCTTACAATTTTACCATACCTTTTGATGTCTTCATCAAAATGGCTGTAGTCTTTGTTCTTTCTCTTGTCAACTACTTTGTATCCAGTCTTACCTGAATTCTCATCACTGTCATTCCAGGATGCAGGATCAGCAGGTTTAGCATCAGGTGCTCTATCCTCCACTGCCCTAGTGTGAGTATTCATATCAGGATAACTAGGAAAGGAATCATCAGACTTCTCAGCCAGATACCTCAGTTTACCTGGTGCGACACACAGGTTAGGGTTCATAGCAAGAAAATCTTCCAGCCCCTCTAGGGACAGGAAGAGTTCACCAACAGATTCACCTGTTTCTCTATTGTTAAATTCGTACTGGGGCATCAGAATTTCATCACAGTAATATATCTAGGCACATAAGCAGACGTCTGAGGTGCACGTGCAGAGTGGGGAATCCGACCATCAAATGATACTACACGACCAGGCTTAGGTGCGATTGCTTTGATGATGTTGTCATCGTAGTCAAAGAAAACTGTCTCACCACCCCAGTCACGATGCCACTCCCTATTGGTGTAGAACATCACCGTACGGTTCTTAGCATCGATGTTGTCTATGTGTGCCTTAGGACGGTCCATACAGCGCAGCATATTCGTATAGACATTCCCCAGGACTTCATATGGAGGGGCGTCACAGACGCTTGTGAGTGCCCCGTAGAGCGCCTCACAAAGTTCTTCGTCCTCTTTAGTAGACTCGGGTGCTCCCTTGTGGATACGAGTCCAGTAGAGTTCCTCTGCCTTGAGGTCATAGTCTGTCAGTGCATCACGCATCTGATCTCTAGTGAACGTCTCCATAAAGCCCGCAAGCTCGTGTTCAGTACGTTCATACTTGAGGAACTTCTTACTACGCTCCAACATTGCAGTGTCATTGGTACGCTGCAATGTATAGAACGAAGTCTTTAGATAGTCATAGATGTTCTCAATCTCAGGTTGATCAAGAACATCATCATAGACTTTAATGTCATTCAACCATTCCATTCTAATGCCTCCGCACAAATTGGGAACTGTTCAGCAAAGATCTCCTTACAGGACTCTGCCAGATCCATATGCTCCTTCTGTGTACCATTAGCAGTCCTCAGGGTGATGTAATGGATCCACGACCTACACGAGCCCGTCATATAGATTCTTGTGGGCGTGGCGAGGGGAAGCACAAAACGCGAACACTCCTTTGCGATTCCCATCTCAAGCATATGCTTGTAGATATCCATAGCACTCTCGAAGTGTCGCTTGATAGAAATCTCAAGCTCTTGCCTCAAGAAAGGATCAACATCATCAATAGAATTCTGACGGTTCTTTGTATCCTGACGGCGAAGGTCAAACATAGGAATAGTATCTGCCAGCATAGAACTGTCAGCATACCGTTGGGAAAACTCTTGATATGTGAAGCTACGGTGGCGAAGCACTTGAGCCGCGATACCCCTGGTAGTTTCCAGTTCCAGAGTCATAAATGCCTGCTCGAATACAGACCAGTGGTTGTGGTTAATACAATACTTAAGAAGACCAGCAACCTTAGGGTTGTCCTGGTTGTTTGGATTGCTTACACGTGCCACATAACCCATATGCTTTTCAGCATCAGGAGTGACAGAAATCAATTTAGCAGTGTTCATCGAGAAAGTCTTAGTCTGTAAACGCCTGTGTCTAGTTCAGCTGGAACAAAGTTCATAGAGATCGAGACTCTGGTAATATCTTCTTCGATGATACCAGTCTCGTGAGTAAGATTGCTACTCCAAAGGAACAGTATACCTTCATCAGGCATCATCGTCAAGGTCTCTGAATTATATTGATTCTGATTCCTAGGTACTGCTGACATATAAGGAGAGGTCTTCTGAATTGTAGAGTTACTCAGTGTCAGACCTGGTGATCCATCAGGGAAGTTAAGATAGTAAGTACCAGAGATGAATGCATTAGCGTGGCTATGTTTAAACTGCCATCCATTCTTGCGTGTCACATTCACCCAGCAATCTGTGATGAAATGTTCTTTGGTCATCTTCCACTCATAGACATTCTGTGTGAAGTCTTCGTATGAGTAAGACAAAAACTTTTGAAACTCTTTGATGATTGGATAGTCTTCATCTAAAAAGTTTTCACCAGAGACATTGTAATAATGAACGATGTCTTCTGTCATCGCATTTGTCATCTGCTTGCGAGGTTTAATGAGTGTCTTAGTTAACTCTCGCAGTTCTTTATTCTTATCATCATCCCACCTGTAGATACCTAGGGGGACTGAAAATAACGGGGCAATGTGTTCTCTCATTCTTGAGCGATACGATAACGATAAGCACCTGCTGTGAACACCTCAGGTGTGAAGTTCATAGAGACCGATACCCTAGTGCCATCGGTTGTTTTTTCTGTGTGATGTGCAACGTGACCTGGCCAAAGGATTAGCACACCTTCTTTCTGTGCACCCATCCAACCACTAGCATTATAGACTGTCATATCACTGGCATTACAACCAATGTAAGGACGATTAGGCATAATGTTTGGGTTATTAAATGCAATGCCACCTACACCTGGGTCCAAACGCACATAGTATGTGCCAGATACAAATGCATTAGCGTGAGTATGGATCACTTGCTCACCACCTTTCTTGGTGATGTTTACCCAACAGTCAGTAACAAATGCATTGGGATCCATATCCCACTTCTGCAATGTAATCACATAGTCTTTGTAGCAAGACTTTAACCAGGTGTGGAAGTGTTCAAAGATAGGTTCATCTTTATTGTCGTTAAGCAGATGCTCATTGGCGTGCTGGTAGAAGTGCCAGATGTTATCTTGCCAATCATTCTTACCACCCTGTACCTTTTTAATGGCACGGCGGACTGCTTGTTTGAACTCTTCCTGTTTGTCGTCTGGATACTTGTAGTAGGCGAGAGGTGTAGGCCAAATGTTTTCGACACCTACACATTCAACATCACAAAATTCTTTTTCAAGATGCATTCTTAAAACCTTTGGATCGTTCTGCTCGTTTTCTTTCCAATGCTCTCTTAGAGAGTGCAAGTTGTCTCTTCATATACAGCAGCTCTTCTTCAGTATAGAGCCACGGTTTTTCTTTAGCTTGTTTCAGTGCCATCTTGGCTAGTCTGATCTGATCTTTGATACGGGTCATTGTAGTAGGCGTTGTAGTATGCAGTTATCCCTGAGGAAATTTTGTGCCCTTGAGAAACCCAGTCGTGTACACAGTTGTAAATAGATTCAGACAGACCTTCTAATTCCAGAGACGGCGCTCCGCCATACTTCTTAAGCAAGATAGCAAGACATTCTTGCCGAAGTTTCATACGTTCTTCAGAGTAACGCCAATCAGTATCAGTCTGGGATTCCGTCATCGTCGTTGATTTCATTATAAGTGAGGGTGTTGGAGAAAAGGTCCTCGTACTTCACATTAAGGTAACTAGGCTGTCCTTTGGTTTCACCACCAATAGGTGCCTGGTATGCTTCGGGATCTGAATAAATCTCAGCCTCTAGGGCGTTGACTAGTGACTTGAGATTCTGAAGAATTAACTTCAGTCGTTCCCTGTTGGGTTCCATAAGCGCACCGCGTTTAAGTATATAGTAGCACAAAAAAAGAGGGGTCGCAACCCCCCTCAGTTATTGATCTTCCAGTTTTTATTGCGAAAGGGTTTAAGATTAACCCACTTCGCATAGTGTACACCACGGTACGTTAAGAAAGCGAACTTTCTATCTGGATCGTGTTTGCCAGGGTCATATTCTGGAAGGTCGTATTCAAACCGAACCTTCAGCATTGCCCTTCCTCATACCTTATGCAGTAAGAGGAGTTCACCATAGATCATAGCCAGGAATGCTGCACAACCGAGGGACGTGAGTCCGACTACTTGTAGTGCTTCCATAGCGATCACTTGGTGTAAGTGCGACCGCGATAGCAGAAAGTCCCGTGAGACTCTTTGCTTTCGATACAACGCTGATCATACTGGACACCACGATAAGCAGTGTGGGTGATCTGTGCGTTGTGCAGTGCAGCAGCCTTGTCGATCTGCTTGCGAATGAGATTGAGTGTGTTCATTTGTTTACTCCTGAAGTGGGTGATTAACCTTCTCACCTTTCGGTGGATCCGTTTCCCCGTTCCTTCAGTCGTTTGCGTCCCAATTACACTCAGGTGTTGCTTCCTTTACGGTCTCAATCACCTCAGTTCTGATGATTGCATTTACGCTATCATTTGCTTCGACACGTCGGATCATATCCTCAGCATCGGTACAATGCATAGCAGCGTATAGCAAAAGATCAATCATTGGGATGAACGTTCCGTTCCGCGACTTACTTGCGTCCTCAGGTTAAAGTACCATCACATTGACCATCCACCTTTGTCTTGAGGTATCCAATCAGATTCCATTTAGATCGTTGATCTAAGTTGGGATCCATTTGAATCTCCACACTACGCTGGAGGAACCTTTCACAGGACATATGCCAACCATAAGGATTGGCGTCATCGTGATGGGCTAAGGTCAAAGCCAACAGTAAAGCAACCATTGGATGAACGATGGGTGTACTATACACCCTATGCTCTATGTAGTCAAGTATGTTTGTATACGCTGATACAATTTACTTTCTGTTACCCCACTGGACAGAGGGAAACGCTTCCTTGACTACGTTCTCAGTAATCCTGAATTTTTTCTTAAGACTCTTATCTTTGGCTAGGCATACTACTTCTGCTTCAGACTCGTGTAGTGCCTCCAACAGACCTACGAACATCGTCTCTCGCTTCAGACTAGACAGGTCATCAGCACCACCCTTTACAAAGTAGTGGAGCAGTCTGTGCTCTGTAGCGAGGACCGAATGCTCGGTCCCTGCTGGTGCCTCGTTAGGCTTGTATGGGACGTCACCCTCAGGAAGTGCAGACTCAATGCTGGGATCGTAATTGATAATTAAGACCTTCCTGAGAGCATCGCTGTTGTGTTTCTGGAGAAGTTTTACTTTCTCCGCTTTGGTCTTTGCGTTGCTCACTTTTTGGAGCACTTCAGATACTAATAATTCAGCCATAGTAAAGTTTTTTTAGTATTTAGTCCTCGTCTTCCTCGTCAGTAAATTGAAGAGAAAGAAGTTCTCCTGTGAATGCCCGTCCACGAGAATCATACATCTCGGGGTGATCATAGGGTTCTTCATCCTTTCCTCCTGCCATAGAGAAAACATAGTCGTTACCGACCCAACCAATAATGCCGCCGAGAACAAAAAAGATTACGCACGAAACGGCACTGAAGAACAATGTAATAGATAATGGCATCTCTACTCCTGAGTTAGTCTCTCCCAACGAAAGTCTAGGGATAAGGAAAACTTTCGCTTGAAGAGTGTGATACTGGGGTTAAAAGCGAACCCCTTACGCTGCTTGGGCTCTGCTGGCTTCTTGTTCCTCCTCAGCATTAACTCTGTGCCTTTATTTATTAGGAGACTCACACTAAACCACGCTCCTTGAAAACTTTTGCAGTCTCCATAAGTCCACCGAGATGTTCTCCTCGGTGAACAATCTGCGGGAACGTGATTACATCCATTCGCAGGGCTAGTTTCACTTCTTCTTTAGTGATGTCACGATCAAGTAACACCTCTTCGTAAATGATATTAGCACGAGTAAGAAGTTCTTTCGCAAGGGTGCAATACTTACACCCATTCATTGTGTAAATGGTGGTTGTATAGTCCACAAAAAAGAGGGTCGTTAGACCCTCTAAGTATAGCACAGGTTAACTGGATTTTGCCAGCACCTTTAGCGGCGACGATATACTTTATTTAGAGTGCATTACCTCTAGGAAGAACTTCCTCAGGGAATACAAACTGTTCGTGTGGTTGGTCAACTGGTGCCATCCAGGCACGAAGACCTTCGTTCAAGAGAATGTTCTTTGTATAGAACGTTTCAAACTCAGGATCTTCCGAAGCCCGAATCTCCTGACTGACAAAATCGTATGCGCGGAGATTAAGAGCGAGACCAATAATGCCAATAGAACTGGTCCAAAGACCCATAACAGGAACAAACAACATAAAGAAATGAAGCCAGCGCTTATTGCTAAAAGCAATTCCAAAAATCTGAGACCAGAAACGATTAGCAGTAACCATACTGTACGTTTCTTCCTCCTGCGTGGAATCGAACGCCTTGAAAGTGTTAGCTTGTTCTCCATCTTGATACAGTGTGTTCTCTACAGTGACACCGTGAATAGCACTGAGCAGTGCTCCACCCAGTATACCAGCAACACCCATCATATGAAAGGGGTTGAGCGTCCAGTTGTGGAATCCTTGTAGGAACAGTAGGAAGCGAAAGATCGCCGCCACGCCAAAGCTCGGCGCAAAGAACCAACTGGATTGTCCGAGAGGGTAGATGAGAAATACACTAACAAATACGGCAATAGGACCCGAAAAAGCAATCGCATTGTAGGGACGAATTCCAATGAGACGTGCCAGTTCAAACTGGCGGAGCATAAATCCAATTAGGGCGAAGGCACCGTGGAGCGCCACAAAATTCCAGAGTCCCCCAAGTTGGAGCCAGCGCTGGAAATCTCCCTGAGACTCAGGACCCCAAAGTAGAAGAAGAGAATGACCCATAGCATCAGCAGGCGTTGACACAGCCGCTGTAAGGAAATTAGCACCCTCAAGGTAACTACTTGCGAGTCCGTGGGTGTACCAGCT